CGCCGCTTCGCGCAGATTAATCGCGGTCTCATCGTCTGCTGCCCACACGTCTACGGAGAGCGAGGCCTCGGCGAGGCCGATCGCGCCCGAGTGGCTGAGCAGCCGCTTGTCTTGCCCAAGGGTGAGCAAGACCACGGGCGGGGCGGCCTCATCGGGCGCGTGGCTAAACCATAGCGACACCTCCGGTGCGCCCAAAAGCGGATGCGCGGAAAGCCGAGTAATCAGGGCAAGGCGGGTGCGGGAGTTCATGGGCAAGCGTGGGTGTTTTTTTTAGAAAAAGGGAAATTGGGGTTGCTAAATCGAGCCGCTTGGATTTTGTCAATCACACATGAGTAAGTGGGACAAGATTTACGAGCAGGTGACGGACGAGCGAGGCACATTCGACTTCAACATCCGCTTCAAGGACTTGGTGGGCTTGATGGAGCGACTCGGCTACAAGAAGGATCAACGCAGCGGCAGCCATGTCGTCTTCAGAAAGGGCGGTGCCCAAGTGGCGAACTTGCAGGCAAAAGGCAAGTGGATGGCTAAGCATTACCAAGTCCGCCAAGTCAGAGAATTTCTAAAAACAGAAGAACACGCATCATGAAAAAGAGCCCTACGGTTAACGATTATCAGTTCCAAATTTGGTATTCCGCAGCAGACGAGTGCTTCGTCGCGCAAGTGATCGGCTGGCCGTCGATTATGGCCGACGGGGCAAGTGTCGAAGAGGCGGCATATGAGATTCGCGATGCACTAGACTTTGCACTAGAGGTCTCGCGCAAACACGGCAACCCGATCCCCGAGCCAAAGAGTGCCGCACAGAGTGCGGCCGCAACGCTTGGCAGCCTGGGCGGCAAGACGATGACCCCTGCGCGCCGCGCGGCAAACAAGCGCAATGCGCAAAAGGCGGGCCGTCCGCGCAAAGTCCGTGAGCTTGTGGCGGCATAACTCATCGTGTGGACACGACATGCAGGTGCAGATACGTGCGCCGCGCGGTGTTTGGTGCGGGCGTGATGCCGGTAAGCTCGTATTTCCTGCCCCCCACTTCGAGCCGCCCATTGGGCAAAAAGTCGCGCCGGTAGCGGGTGATAAAGCGGGTGACAAATTGGGCGCGGTGTGCGCCGCCCTGTGTGCTCTCACTCATGGCGGTAAAGCCGGTAAGCTCGCCCACGTAGATTTGCACCGGCGGCCCAAACTTGCGCACGGGCGCGCCTGTGGGTCCGCGTGTCACTTGCGCGGGCTCAAGCGGCGGGTGATACTGCGCGACAGTGTCGGGGATAATCGGTGGGGGCTTAATCATTTTTACAAAAAAGCGAGTTAGGGCTTGTTAAATGAAAGCCGTTAGGTTTTTAGTATGTGCATGGCCCGCTGGAAGAAGACGGTCGCAAAGATCCTCGCCGCGCAGAACTCGAAGAGCTTCCACTCGCTAGCCTTCGATGACTTCGAGGGTGCAATCAAGGGTGTGGGCTACGAATTTCACAACCAAGAGGGGAGCCACAAGGTCTACAAAAAGGCTGGCTGGGAGAGAATGGTCATTCTTCCCGAAAATGGAAAGGCGATCCCCTACCAAGTTAGAGATTTCAGAAAGGAGCTTAGAAAACATGGCTATTAACTTAAACGATTACGAATTTCGCACTTACTACGATGCCGAGGGGCTTAACTCGGGAGGCTGCTTTTTGACCGAGGTCATCGGCTGGGAGCATGTAAAAGGCCACGGGCAAAGCCCCGAGGAGGCGGCCCGCATGTGCCGCGAGGTTTTGTGGATTCATGTTAAGTGTGCGCTGGAAGACGGCGAGCCCATCCCCCCGCCGGTGAGGGGAGTCTCTTTGGCCGCCGCTGCCCTTGGCCGCTTGGGAGGTAAGTCTCGCAGTCCGGCCAAGCTGGCCGCACAGCGGCGCAATGCACAAAAAGCAGGTCGCCCGCGAAAGGTCAAAGAGCTGGTCGCCGCGTAGGTCATCGTCGCCGTCGCCCTTTCTTACGCAGGCGGCGCAGGCATACGCGCCACCAGCGCGCGTATTGATAGGCTTTAGGGATGGTGATAAAGAGCGTCGTTAGCGAGAGAAGCCCCGCTGTGACGCCCGCGAAAATCTGGCTAGCGCGAAGCAGATCGAAGGAGAACCAGCCCGAGATTGAGCCAATCAGCCCCGTGGTGATCGGGTGCGCTTTAAATGAGGAGAGGAAGGATTGGGCGGAGTCTTTCATAGGATTTGCTTTTTGCTGCGCGAGACTTGCACCGCCCAGAGGATGCCCACGGCGACACAGCACAGCGCGAGCGAGCCGCCGACCAAGTAGAGGAACCACGGTTTGCCCCAGAGCAGCCCCGAGCCGCCGAGCGCGACACCAGCGGGGACAAGGCTGAGCCCTACCCTACTCCAGCCGGTGACGGCACTGACTAGGCCGATGCCCGAAACGACTGCGCCCAAGAGCGCGAAGAGTTGAGTGATGCGTAGCTGCGCTTGGGCTTGGGCCTCGTGTTGCGCGGCCTTTAGCTCGGCATTAAAGCTTGAAATGGTGCGCTCAAGTTCGAGGGCGCGTGCTTCGCGCTCTTTGGCATGCTCTGTAGTGAGGCGGGCAATACGCGCCCGCGCTTCCACGCCTGCGGTCTGCGCTCGGGGCGCATCGCCAGAATAGATCGCTTGCGTGAGCGCGGCGGCGTTTTGAAAATCTTCTGGCGTGGGGCTTGGTAGGGCACGGGAAGCAGCGGTTAGGTGTGCGGCCACGGCCTGTTTGGGCAGCGACTCGGGGGCTTGGGAATTGTCGTCAAGGGCTTGGGCAATGTGTGCCGAGATCGCGCTTTCGCGCGCTCGCGCGGCCTGGCTCTCGGGGGCGACGAGCACCGTGGGCGTGCGGCCCGTGCCTGCGGGCGAGGCGCAGCCCAACAGCGCGAACGAAATGCCAAGTAGCGTCAGTAAACACGCCACTACGAGGAGCCGAAACCGTGGGTCGCCCACGAGCTCATAAAAGCCCCTGCGGCGCACGAGGATGAACCCGCCGTGCGCTGTGCGCTTGATAACCAAAGGCGATTGCGGCTTGGGGCTCATGGGCGCGCAGCGATAGGGGCACAAAAGGGGTTGCGAAGGCAGGGCGTGTCGCGCAGCGTGCGACCTATGCCCCAAGCCGCGACAGTGCCGAGAGCCGCACACACACGCCGCACGCGCTCGCCCGAGCGGCACGCGAGCGCATATAATACGCCGCGTGCGGCCTCGATCGAGGAGCGCACTGCCGTGCTCGAGACGCGCTGGGAAGAAACCGTGCCCACACTGCCCACACAGGCAGACATGCGCGGGCTAGTCTTATGGATAGTCGGCGCAGCCTTTACCCTCGCACTCGGAGCGGGGGGCCTATGGGTCTCTAGTAACGCCCGCATAGACCAAGTAAACGCGCGACTCGATACGCGGATGGACTCACTTGAAGCCAAGCTCGAGAGCCGCATCGACAAGCTCGATGGGCGCATCGACAAGCTTGATGCGAAGTTTGACGCGCTTGCGGCACAGCAGGCAGGGCTCGATGCGAAGTTCGACGCGATGCTAGCCGAGCTGCGTGCGCAGCGCAGGGGCGAGTAATTAAGCAGTGGCCGGTACATAATAGAGGGAGGCTTTTTAGCTACCCGATAAAGCCGCTGAGGCGGTGTTGGAGGATGATGCTTTCGACCGCGGGGTTAGGCTCGGTTACTTGGTCGTAAAGGTCGCGCAAGAGCATCAGTAGCGCGATGCGAAAGCCGCCTGGGATGCGTGAGGACTCGTAACCTGCGGTGAAGTCGATCTGCACGGCCTTTTTGTCTGGGAAGAGCGTCGGGAGGGCGGGATGTGGGGCTGTCCAGAGGCGGTTTTCCCCGTGCGGGCCGTAGGGCTCCATGCGCCAGTAGCTGCCGGATAGGCCGACGTAGGAGCCGCTATCTACCGGCCCTTTATGTGACTGGGGCACGAAGCGGATTGCTTGGACGCTTTGCAGCGGGGGCTTAGGCAGCCGGGTATACTCCTCGGGCAGCCAGTGCGGCAGGTAGAGCCGGTAGCGCGTGGGGCACAGGGTCTGGCCGGTGCGAGCCTCGACTATGTCGCGCGCGCCGCGGAGGAGTCCCTGCACTTGCACCGCGTCCTCGGGCGTGCCGAGCCGTAAGTGCGCGAGGGCTTCTTCCAGCGAAACGGGCTCCGTAGTGGGAGCTTCGAGTAGCTCTACTATCATGGGGCTTTGGGCGCGGTGCGCTTTTGTGCCTTGGGTTTTGCGGGGGCCGGCGCAGTCGCCGCGGCGGTCTCGACGGCGGTAGGCGGATTACTGGCGGTCTCGCGGCGGACAGTGTCCGCTGCCATATTGTGCGCGGCCTCGTTGGGCCGCGTCCGCGCGGGTGGGTTTTTCACAATGTCAGCAAAGCCGCCTTGGAGCAGCGCGGTAGCGGTGCGGGCGGCGGTCTCTATCGCCACGCCCGCGGGCGCGTGTTGGCCGTCTATCAGGATGTCGCTACGGGGGATGAGGGTGATTTTGTCTTCAGAACTCATGGAGGGAGTGGGTTGAGTGGTTAACGGACGTGCGCCCAACGAGGCGCACGCCCAATAAAGGGGCTCTTAGAGCCCTCAGGCGGTGAGTAGGTCGGTGCAGGCGGCGAATGCCTTGGGGCGGCGCACGCCGCCGTCGTAGTAGAGGCTAGCGACAAGGGTGAAGAGCCCGTGCTGTGCGTTATACTTATCGCGCACGAGCTCTAGGCTCATGCCACTCCAGAAGCTGCACACATACTCGGCGAAGTTACCAAAGATGAGCGCACTTTCCTTGCCCGAGCTGCCGAGGTCGCGGCGGATGGCGTTACTAAAGAGGGGCTGGTAGCCGTTGAGGCTATCGCCATTACCCTCAAGCAAGCGGCGCGAGTCGGTCGCGGTGACTAGCGGGGTCTGTTTTAAGGTGCCGCGCACGGCCCCGTTGGTCACGTAGTGGAGGCGGCCTTGGAGGGCGTTTTGGGTGTCGATGGCCGTCTCCAAGTCCACGAGGGTCTTGAGTGTGGGCTTCTCAGAGCCAGCGGCGACCGAGGCAATGCCGCTAGTGCTAAGGATGCCGGTCGCCTCCTTAGTGCCGCTGCCGTGGAAGAAGGCCCGCTCGGAGACGATTAAGAGCTGGGTAGTGATATAGCTGCGTAGCACCGCCTCGACGACCGTGGGCGACTGGTTTAACAGTTGCTCGGAGATGTCGATGTAGGCGGCGAGGCGATTAGGGCGCAGCTGGAGCATGGTGAACGAAGGCTCGATCTGGTCGGCCTTGGCGTTCTCGTCCTTGCCCGTGGGCAGATCGGTGCCTGCGACTAGGCGCGGCAGGTCGATGTTACTGGTGAGCCCTTCGAGGATGGTCGCTCCTGCTTGGCGCATGACCGATTGCTCGTAATAATCATCAAGGAGCCCGCGCTTCTCGGTGGCGATTGTGAGGCCGCCTTCCGTTTGTGGGCCGGTGGCGGTGAGGTTTCGGCGCACGAGCGACTGAGGCAGAACGACGCCAGTGGACGAGTAGCCGCTAGCTCGGGCGAGGGCTTGGCCCTCTTCGAGGATTGCGGCTTCGGGGCCGTCGAGCTTGCTGGCGTAACCGCGCGCTTGGGCGTCTAGGTGACGCAGCATTTTGGCGAAATCGAAGGAGTCTCTATCGCACACTTCGCTTTTCGACAAGTCGGGCGCGGCGCGGCTGCGTAGGTTTTGGACTTCGATCTCGACCTGAATCGCCGCGTCGATCTCTTTGATTTCGGCAATGAGGCCGTCGAGCTTGGCGCGTTCCTCGGGCTTGGCGGCGTCGAGCTTCTCGGTTTGGGCCAAGAGTGCGGCGTGTTTTTCGGTGAGGAGTTTGAGCTTATTCATAACGGATGTGTTCTGGTGATGGTTGGTGGGTGAAAAGAGGCGTGTCGCCTCTGCCATTTTGGCGGGGCTCTCGCTCTGGAGCCCCGTCCTTGCGGCAGGAGCGGGTTAACTAGTTTGCCTACGCAGCAGGGCGCGTTCGTGCGCGGTGAGAGGAGGCGGCGTCTTGTGCGGCGACTGGGGGGCCTTGGCGGCCCGCACGGCTTCGAGGCTGCGCGCGGCGACGGAGGTGTCGGGGTAGGCCGGATACGTGACGGGTGAGACGTCGTAGAGGCGCGAGATTTTCTTAATCGTGCGGAAGGCGTGCTCGCGGCCTTCCTCGTCCTCTACCCAGTCCCACTCCTCGCCCGCGTCGCGGGCGATTGAGAAGCCGAAGGAGGACTGCGTAATGTCGCCACGGCGCAGGGCCTCGGCGAGGTTTTGGCCGTTGGGCGAGTTGGGCGGGGTAAATTCATACCACAGGCCGCGCTCGTCGGTGCCGAGCCGCAGCGTGGCATTTGCGCCACCGCTCCGCGCGAGAATGAGCGAGGGGTCGTGGTTAAAGAGAGCAACGACGCCGTCCTCCAAATCGACTTCGTCGAAGGCGTGCGGGTCTATGCGCTCGATGAAGCCGCCAAGGTCGCTCGACTTGGTGTTAAAGAGCGCGGCGTAACCGCGCACGAGCGGCGCAGCAGTCTTCGAGGACTTCGCCTCGCTTTGCTCGTCCTCCTCTTCATCTTCGGTGGGCGACTCACGGAAGATAATCGGCTCGTGGGTGTAGCGCAGTTCGCGCTCGGGGATCTTCGGGAAGGGCTTCGGCATGCCCTAAGTGGGCGCGGCTTTCCCTTACTCGCGCCACCGCCGAAACCGGCAGCAATAGGCAGCACGCAGCCCCGAGTTTCCTTGAGAAATGCGCTTGCTTAGCGAAACGCTTGGGGGTTTTATTAACCCAATGAGTCAACGCGACAAACTGCTGCTGCGCCTTGCCGACAAAGCCTACGACCCCACACATCGGTTTAAAGAGGTGAAGGCACTGCTCTTGCACCTTGGCTACAGGAAACGCAGCGAGGGCGGCAGCCATATATGCTTCGGGCTAAAGGGCTCAGGGATGCGCCGCTCGCTCACACTGACCGAAGTCAATAAGGGACTCATCCCGCGCTACCAAGCCAAACAGGTGCGCGAAGAACTCAAATTAAGGGGATTTATCTAATGACACACACACACACCGTTGATGATTACGAAATTCTCGTGCGCTACGACGTAGAGGCGGGCGAGTTTACCGCTCAAGTGATCGAAATGCCAGGGGTCATCCTCGGCGCAGTGACCGCTGAGGCCGCACTGTCAACCACGCGCTGGATGCTTGGCGAAATCTTAGCGGACTGCGCTCGCGAAGGCGACACGCCGCCGCCGCCCGGGTCTCGCCCGCCCGCGCGTTACGAGGAGGCCCTCCCCGAGCCCTTGGTTAAAGCAAAACCCGCTGCGCGGGCCGCTGCGTCGTATCTAGGACGGCTCGGCGGTGCGGTGAAAAGCGTAAGGAAGGCACAAAGTGCACGGCGCAATGGCCTGCTCGGAGCGAAATACGGCAAGCTCGGCGGTCGGCCAAAAAAGAAGGCGGCGACCCACGCAGCGGCTTAAAATAGGCAGCACGGCAGCCCCGAGTTTCCTTAAGAAATGCGCTTGCTATCCCGTGCGGCTAGGTTTTTTCTCATTTGCAATGAGCAAGCGCGACAAACTCCTCAAAAAACTCGGCAATCCAGATCAAGAAAGGGGCCATCGTTTTGAGGAGGTAATGGGGCTGCTCCCGCATTACGGCTACGAAGGTCGCCAATACGGCACGAGTCACGTTGTCTTTGAACTGCCCACAGACCCGATGGACAGGCCCTTGGTGCTCTTCCCAGAAAAAGACGGCACGCTTGCCCCCTACATTGTGCGCCAAGTGCGCCGCGAACTCAAAAGAAGGAAGCTCATCAAATGAAACAGACTGCCCCCACTCCTGCCGCTACCTACTCGGTAGATGATTACCAGATTCTTGTGCGTTACGACGTGCAGGCCCTAGAGTTCACTGCACAAGTAGTCGAGCTACCCGGGATTATCCTCGGGGCAATTACCCCCGAGGCTGCGATTAGCCAAACACGCTGGCTCTTGGGAAAAATCCTAAGTGACAAGGCGGCCCGTGGGAAAGGGATTGCCCCTCCAGGCTCTCGCCCGCCACCGACCGACGAGGACGAAGAGGATAAGTATGCCCCCGCAGTCTCGCTTGTCGTGCGCAAGGCCGCTGCCGCGCTCGGACACCGAGGAGGCAGGGTCAAAAGCCCCGCTCGTGCCGCTGCCAGCGCGCGAAACGGCAAGCTCGGCGGTCGGCCTAGGAAAAAGGCCGCACTGGCAAAAGGCTGAGGCCCCGCCACGTTTACCGTGGAAGGGCCTCGGATACTGTTTCTACTCGTGGCAGATCAGCTAAGCGGTTATTCACCGCCGCTCGGCGCGGCGGCTTAATCGCCGTGCGTATTGGTGGGTGCTGCAAGCTCTGCGCCCGCTTTGCCGGATGCCGCGCTGTTGAGCGGCATCTGGTAGTTATCCATGCCCTCAGCGTCGCTGAGCGGGTAGCCGAGCCACTGGCGGGCCTCGTTTGGCGAGAAAATCCCCGCATTGCGCATTGCGGTAACGAAGGCGGTGGCGGCGGGCAGTCGCCCGCGCTCCAAATACTCGCGGTCGAAGCGGAAGGAAAAGCCCGCCGCGTGCTCGGCGCGGGTGAGTAGCGTGTAGTTTAACGCTTGCTCGAAATTGACCAGCCACGGCTCTAGCGCGTAGTCGAGGAAGCCTAGGTTTTGCTGCTCGATGCCGCTGCCCCAACTTGTGTTTGCCGTGGTGTCGCCGATCAGAAAAGCGGGGATGCCGTAGGCTCGCGCGATCTCTTGGAGCTCGAAGCGGCGGCTTTCTAAAAACTGTGCGTCGGCAGCACTCATGCCGCTGACGCTTTTGAAACTGACGCCACCGGAGAGGATGGGCACGCGGCCCGTGTTGCCCGCTTGCTCGTGGAACTTTTGCCACTCGCGGCGGATTAAGTCGAGCTGCTCGGGCTTGAGCGCACGGTCGGCTTCGAGGACGCCCGAAAAACGCTCACCGTTGTTCAAGATTCGCCCTGCTTTCTCGCGCTGCGTGATGGAAGTGCCGATACTCTCGCGCAGCAGCGTCACAGGCGAGAGCCCGAGGACGCCGTCGGTCGAGAGCGCACGCACATGGACGATGTCTTGGCGGGTGAAGACCCCTTTTTCGCGCTCGACGCGGTAGGTAACGAAGCGGTTTTCCTGCAACTTCTCGGCGGCGACGGAATATGGGGGCAGCCACTCCAACTCGGCGACTGGGCCGCCACGCGAGGAACGGTGCGCACGCAGGTAGCCATTACCGCCGAGCCCCACATTCATCATGACGATGTGCCGAAGTTCAAAGGCGGTGTGCCAGTCCCCCGGCCAGTTTACGACGCCGTGACTGGCATGCTTCGTGGCTTTCTCGGGCCCACGCGGGGTCTCTTGATAAAGCTCCAGCGGCAGCCGCCCGAGCATATCGGCGAAGAGTCGCACACACGCCAGCACCGCCGGAACCCCAAGGGCGGTTTGCTGGGTGACGACCGCCCCGCTGCTCACCGGTGTGGCAAACAGCGAGAACAGGCCGCCCGACTCTCCGCCGAAAGGGTAGCCGCGCCCGCTGCGCCGCTCCCACGCACGGACTAGGCCGTGTGGTAGGAGCGACTGGCAAGCGGAGGCGAAAAATCTGGAGGGGCGGAAGCGCACGGCTCGCACTTTCGCCGCATGCGCCGAGCGTCCCCACCGCCTAAACAGGCAGCAATAGGCAGCAAGGGAGGCTTCCCAGCACTAGGTAACAAGCTTGCTGCTGCTGGCGTCTTTTAGCACAACGCTGAAAAGGAGCCCCTGCTATGAAAACACGATTTAGCTTATGGATCTGCACCGGAGTCTTTGCCTTTTGCCTCAGTGGCTGCACGGGCGCGTTTTTCGAGGAAGCCCTACGCGACTCACGGGCTAGGGAGCACGGCGGAGACGCATTTAAGCCTACTTTCAACGCACAGGGTGCCTACACGGGATACACCCAAAAGGTGGGCAAGGACACCTACTACCATGCGCCCAATGGGCGCATTATCGGCGTGCGCCGCTACGACCCAAGAGACGATGCCAAATGGGTCGAACACCGCGACAGCCAAGGCCGCCTCATTAAGAAAACCCTCGATGGACACCTAAAGGCAGGGGTGGTTTACCACTACTCCCAGAGCGGTGAGGTGCTAGGAACCACGACTTGGAGCTATTCCCCAGATGGGGCTTTTTATATCAATGGGCGCAAGCACGAGCAGCAAGAGCCCCTCGGGGCTATCGAGGAAATTGAGGCTAGAGTGCGCGATCTCCTCTAGCCCCTGCGTGCCCTATCGGCCTCGGCGGCGCGGGCGCGTTTCTCGACTTGGCCCGGCCCTGCGAGTTTAAAGAGCGCGGCTTCGAGCCGTTGCACCGCCCCCGCATCGGCTCCGCGAGCGTCGATTTGGTAAATGTTTTGTGGGCCACGCTCGCCACTCGTAGCGGTGTCGCCTGCGAGGGCGGCAGCCGTTTTGTTTGCGTCGATGATGGTGCCACTGGAAGGCGGAATGAATAGCTCTGGCCCGCGCTCGCCGACGAGGTAGGGCGAGCGGCCCTTGACTGGCCCGCCGCTGGCGCGGGCAGGAATCGCTGCACCGCCAAGCCCGCCCAAGAGCCCCTTGCCGATTCCCGCGAATATCCCGCCGACGGCTCCCCCGCCCGCCCCGCCGAACATATTGCCGATGCCGGTTAACAGCGGCTTCAAGACGAGGGCTTTGAGCATGGCTTGGATGACTTCGTTAATGATCGACTGGCCGAGCTTCTTCATGTCAGCGGTGCCAGTCTCCACGAAGTCTTTGAGGGTATTGCCAAGCTGCCCCTCAATCGTTGCGTCTAGGCCTTCGAAGGCGTCGAGGAGGTTCTTAGTCTGCTCGCTTAGGCTCTCGTAAGCGGCGGCATTTTGCTCGGCGGAGAGGAGCTCGCTCGCCTCGCGGAGCTTCTCGTTCACTTGGTCTTGCGCACGCGCCCACTCTTCGGCTCCGAGGTGGCCGGTATCGTAGAGTTGCTTGGCTTGGCTGTGGAAGGCTTCGGTCTGTTGGCGCAGTTGCTCGCTGGGCGCGAGCTTGTCCCATTCAACCTGCGCGATGGCCTTGCGCATGTCATCAACCAAGGCGCGTTGAGCCTCCCACCGAGCTTCGGCGGCCTTCTCCTCCTCTTCCTCCAGTTTGCTGCGGATGCCCGCTCGGATTTTCTCGAAGGCTGCTTCCTCTTTGAGGAGAACTTCGTGGGCCTGCCGCTGCTTTGCGATTTTAATAGTCTTCTGTGCCTCGGCGGCAGCTTCAGCGACGACTCCTGTATGGTCGGCGGCGCGGGTTTCAGCGTCAGCCAGCTTTGCCTCAATTTCCTCAATGTTTTGGAGGTAAGGGAGCATGGCGTTAGTCATATCGCCGCCCATCGCACCCAAAGATATGAGTGCCATATCCTTCTTAGCCGTAAGCTTTCCTGCCCCGTAGCGAGCTTGCGCGGCTTCGATCCAGACCTTGGCAGCTTCGAGGCTCTTTCGCGCGCTCTGAAGGTCGCCCTCGGCAAGTTTCTGTGCGGCCTCAACGCGGTAGGCTTCGCTCGTGGCCCAGTTGTCTAAGCCAAACTTTGCCTCGGAGACTTGGGCACTGGTCTTCACGACCTCGGCGATTGTCTCGCCAAGTTTAATTACCCCTCCGATAGCCTCGGCGACCGAGACCTTTATCCAATAGCCTAAATCTTTAAACGCTTGGGTAACGCGGTCGAGGTTCTTGATGGCCTCCTCGCTGAGCACATGCCCGCTGTTTTCGGCTTTTCGAGAAAGTTCGTCAAAGCCCTCGGTGCCGAGTTTTTTGAGGCTCTCCATGAGCTTCGGCCCCGCGTCTTGGCCGACTAGGGCCATGACTTCGGCTAGCGCGGCTTGGCGGTCCTTGGCAGCGTTCACGGCCAGCCCCAGCCGCTCCATTTGCCGCTCGGGTGAGAGGGCCTTTAGGCGGTTGACGTCGATGCCGAGGCGCGCGAAGCGTTCGGAGAGTCCCTTGTTTCCGTTGGCCGCCTCTTGAGTGCTCTTGGTGAGCTTAAGCACGGCCTTGTTCATTTCCTCCATCGACGAGCCACTTTGCGCGGCGACTCGTCCGAGCACCTGCATTTGCGTTGTGCCTATGCCCGCCCGCTCGGCCATGTCTTTAATCTCGCCTGCTAGTTGAGCCGAAGATTTGGCGGCGGCCAATGCGGCCGTGCCCACTCCATACAGCCCTGTGGCCGCGAGGGTGAGCAGGGGTTGGAAGCGTTTTAGACTTTTTTGCGTCTCCCTTAGCTTTGCGTTAAACGTCTCAATGCCTCGCGTGTCTGCGGTGGCGACGAGGTTGAGTTGCGGTTCGATTTTGGTCTTTGCCATGAGGGGGGGGAGGGCTTAGGTGGTCGTGTTATGATGAACTTCCTATTTTGGGCCGTGTTGGGAGTAGTGGGCGGCACAGTGCTTTTCTGGCTGGGCATGGGAGGGCTAATTCTCATCACCAAGCTCTTCCTCTAGCCCTTTCCTTGGGCGATTAGCTTCTTGGCCAGCGCGCGGCTCTTGGCCTGTCCTTTGGCGAAGGCTTTTTCGACGCCCTTGGCGATTTCGGCGGTGAAGTCTTCGGAGAACTTGGGCACGCGACCGTTTGCCGCATCAGCAAAGAGCGGGTAGCCGCGAACGCGTGTCTTTTTGTCGAAACGGCCAAAGTTACCGCCGTGCTCCTTCAGGTGCGCATACTTGCTGGCGCGCACGCCTTGCGACTCGCCGCCATTTTTGAGCTTAGTCCTGCGCTTGTATTTCTTGCCCCGCCAGCCGGTCTGCTCGACGTCTACAAGCTCGGTCGCCGCACCGATACCTACCCACGCGCGCCGCATCTGTATGCGCCCTTTAGAGGAGCGGCTTTGCACGGCCTTGGCCAGCGTGCCGGAGTCCTTGGGGATTTTGCGCGCGTTCTGCTTGGCCGCCTTGATGATGGGGCGGGAGGCGACGTTGATCGCCTTCTGCAAAATTCCACGGCGAAACTGCCACTGGATGTCCATCAGCGCGTCCAAGGCTGGTTTAATGTCTCCTTCGATTCGCACAGTCTTCGACTGATTTTATTGGCGAGTGCCTCGTTGGGCACTCGTCGGGGCTTTAGTGAGGGTTAGCGTTCTTCGCGCAGGGGGGCTTGCCAGCGGGCGAGCAGTTCGCCCTCGGAGAGTGGCGTAGGCGCGGTGGCGTGTGCTTTTGGCAGGAAGTCTTCGGCGGTGATTGCGCGGCCACTGCGGTGTTTGAGCCCGTGTAGGCGGCACTCCCAAGCGAGGCGGCCAGCTTCCTTCTTCTGGTGGGCCTCGACATGCGCGGCCCACTGCGCGGGAGTCATCGCCAGAAGCTCTCGCTCTGGCAGTAAAAGCCCTAGCTCAATGCGGGCGAAGGCGAGGTGCTCGTAGCGTTTTTTTTTGCCTCGGCGGTGCTTCCCGTGCCTTCGCTCAAGGCGGCGTGGAGCAGGTCGATAATCGCCTCGCCGTCGAGCTTTTCGGCGGAGAGGGCGCGGGCGAGGGACTTAGGCGTATCAGAGGCGAGGGCTACCCGCGCCTCGTCTGGCAGCATCGCCCAGAGTAAGTCGATGCTGGCCTTAAGTCCTTTTGGCCCGCCCAACTCATCGAAGGCGGAGGCGCGACCAGACTCTTGGAGCAGGTAGATGGCCCCAAAGTCCCAGCGCAAGGGGTAGGCTTGGCCGCCGAGGGTAAGGCGGGCAGTGCCCGCTGCCATTTTGGCGGGCTGCTCGTTGGCGGCCCGTCCTTCGGTAAGGGGTTGTGGGAGTTGAGTCGTCATAGGTGAACGTGTAAGTAGTGGTTACAGGTTGGCGGCGGTCTGCCCGCGCTTAAGAGGTGAGTCGGGCACCGGTAGGCTTGAGCGTCAGCTCCTCGACGTGCGCACTGGGGTTCTCCGCCGCGTTCATCACCACACTGACCACGTTGGCCATGAAAATGACGGCCTTATCGGCGGGCCACGAGGCGTGGTAGACTTTGAACTTCTTGCTTTGGCCTAAGGACGCACGCACGAGGTTTTGCCCCGCGTCCGTGTAATCGACGAACCACGAGCCGGTGCACTCGCTCCAATCCATGATGCCCGTATTGAGCCACTCGCGAATACCACCAGGCGAGCCGTGGTGCGTCACGTCGATGGGGGCCTCCATGATTAAGGAGGGTGGGGTCAGCGTGCTAACCCCATCAATAGGCACCCAGTCGGTGCCGTCGTGGATGGAAAATTGGATACTGGAGACGTTTTGCGCTTGGATAGCCATAGTGCCTCCAAGCTGCGCAGCCCGCTCCGACTCCGCGCCGCGCAATATAGGCAGCAACAGGCAGCGCACAGCGTGGTTGATTTCGCTCAGACTGCCACACTTTGCAGCGTAACGGCAAACCACGCCGCCGCCTCCTCAGGACGCAGTAAATCACGGTAATGGCGGTGGATCATCTGCACGCTTGTCCCTGCCTCAAGGGCCGTGCGCGGGATGTCGCC